ATAGGTAGGAACGAATGACTCGTTCTCTACCACACCCCACAGAGATGGCATTGGGGTATTCGGGGTATCGCAACCAAGGTAACCATCTGTCAACCAGACGATTGCCCGAGCGTCGATCTTGTGTTCCTTGATGTAGTCGACAACAACATCAGGAGTAGTACCGCCACCACCCTTGGGGTTCATGAGTGAGGCGATCTGTTCGTAGTCAGCAGGCTTGAACGCTTGGTCACCACATACAGTAGTGTCCCACCACAACACACGCACACCCGCAGGCTTGGTGATGTTGCAGATGCGAGCGATCTCACCGAACAGCAGACGATAGTATGGATACATAGAGCCCGATGTATCGACAGCAAGTATCAACTCACCGACTGACTCAGTGAAGTGTGATGGCATAACGAAGCCCGATGCGAGCAAGCGTTTGTTGGGAGGGCAGAAGCGTGAGTTGTCATCGCCCGCAGAGATAGCGCTAATCCATTCCTGCAATGCTTGCTTCCAGTCAGTCATGCGTTCCTTGGCAGTGCCTAAGATGTCACGACCACCACCCTCTTTACCCGCAAGCTTACGTGCAAGTATCTCGCCTTGACGATTGGCATCGTCGATCTGCTTGCCTAGCTTGTCTTGCTCGACTGGGTTGTCATCGAACTCACCATCCTCGTGTGCATCAAGGGGCTCATCGAAGTCACCGCCACTGCCATCACCCTTGTCACCCTTATCAGGTTCCTTACGCCCACTCTTGATGAGGTCGTTGAGTACCTGCGGGAATGACCAACCGAAGTACTTGCGATCAATGCACAACGACTCAGTAGGACGCTCGACAAACTTGAAGTCAGGGTCGAGTTCCTCGATGAGTGCGTTGACCACATAGTCGTGTGCTATGTTGGTAAGCTTAGGCATCTTGCGTGTGTACTCTTTGAACAAGATGCAGTGCTTGAGTGCAACGTGAAAGTTCTCATGCAGTACAAGGTAGCGCATCTGCTTGCGGTTGAGTGGTGCAATGAAGTCAGCGCCATACTTCTTGTCACGACCATTGGTCGCGGCAGTTGGTATCTTGGTAGACACCTCGCTCTTGCCTAGCATGATGACGCCAGACAGCAAAGCGAATTTAGGGTGACGCATACAGTCAATGTTTGCGGCTTGGACTCTCTGATTGAGAGTCATCTTCTCATAGCTCATAGTGCTTCTCCTGTTTTGTTTAAAGAAATTATAGCATAGGTTGTCAAAGACTTGACAACCTATCGGAAACCCTGATGCTACTCAGGTGTGGATATTACTACGTGGGTATTCAGAATGTTTCGGGAATTGTTTCACCTCCTCTGGTTTTTTAAGTGAGTTACTGCCAACGTATTTCTGTATCCTGTCAAGGATGGCACGCCTGAACTCGACCATCTCGATGGGCTTCTTCAAGTCGTCAACTGTGTGGTCGGTGGTTGTGTTGCGGGTATACCAAGAACCCTTCATTTGGAAGCCCTCTTGGTCAGCACCACGCTTGGAGGCGATGATGTTGTAAGCACTCTGACACATCTCAAAGAACACGTCGATGTCCTGTTGCCGTGGCTCGGGGTCATTCCACATCTCTTGTATCGCCATGTAGTATGCGCGGTTGTATCCCTCCCCACCGAACGCTTGACCATACTTGTAGTCAAGATTGCACTCAGCTTTGAACTCTGGCATACGCATCTGTGCAAGCATGATGTAGGGCTCGAAGTGTGCGGCAACCTTTGCCTTGTACTTGCGGACATCGGTGTCCGCGACTAGTCGGTAGTGCTTGGTATGCTCAGACTCCGCAGTATCTAACTTGCCATCGACAAACACAGCGTCCAAGCTGAATGGCGTGTTGTCCTCGTCAACCATGAAGTGCTTGGTGTAGATGGGCATGATGGTGCGATCATCCACAAGCATCTCATCATCCCAAATAGTATTCACACCGCACTCAACACGCAGTGTGTGACGCATGAACTGCATACTAGTCTGTGATGCGTGACCCATGTACAACCTACGCTCAACACGCTTGCCGTCCTCTACCTTGGGCTCGTAGAACCGCGCCATGATAGTCTGATACAGCTTGACGTCGAAGTACTTGCCGTAAGAGTTACTGCCTTGGATGAGGCGGTGATGTGCTACTGGCTTGGGGTCAAGTGGTCGCTCGTTGGGTTGCCACTTACTACTGCGTACTGCACCGCGATCTTCGAATAGAAGCTCTGCTTCTTGATAGTTTCTGCATATGTATGCCATGATAATTACTCCTGTGTTTCAGTTGATTTAATATAGGGGAAAGATGTTTGTACTGCGTGTACTGTTGTGATGTAGTCATACAAATCACCCTCATCGTCGCTCTCATCGAAGTCCTCAGCGCCATCCTCACCCACGCTGATGAACCTAAACCTACCTCCTTTCTCTTCTCCATAAATTTCTACTGCATCGTGCATCAATGCGCGATGCGCCTTCACATCATCGAAGTCCGGATACCACTTAACACTCTCCGATTCGAACGTGATGATCGGGTCATCGTCGTAGCGGTATTCACAATCGTTGATTGCCTCTGTTATGTGCTTGTCGTTCTTCGCAAGCATCAGCGTTACGAAGTTGTCGCGTGTCTCGATGTCATCGAACTTAATGACATACGCTACGTCTGATCTATATCCCATGATGATCTCCCTCTATTAAAATGCCACGTTGATCGAAGCGCCATCCGTTGATGTCGCACAGGTCTATGAAGTACTCTTCGCTTGTGTATGCGTCGTACTCTTCTCGTAGTTGTTTGAATATCTCATCGGCAAACTTCTGCGCTTTGTGTAGCGACCAGTTGTCTAGCTCGTTGAATAACTCATCTGTACCAATAGAGTTGGCTAGCTCTTTCACATTAGCGCCCTCCAAGATACCCCTGTCCATAACAGAGTCGTCCTCTGCATAACTGATACTGTCGTTGATGCTTGCGCTACGCATCGTGCCACTGTGGTTGTAGTAGAAGCCGTTCCTGCTGATTTCTACCTTCTCTTCACACCAACCATCTTTGATTAGCTCACGTAGCACAACGTACTGTGCGTAGTCAGCGTCCTCTGGTTTGCTGTGGTACTCGATGAAGTCAGCGAGATCGATGTGACCAGTCCACGATGCGCCATCACCTTGTGAGTGAAAGCCACTGAACTGAATCTCATCGATGTTGAACCCCCTTGCGGGGGCATCCTCTTTAGCTCGTGCGTAGATCTCTTCATACCAATCATCGGGCGGTTGCCCGTACTCAGTAATAGCGTGTTGCTTGGCATAGTTCGAGAGTTGCTGAAACGCTAAGCTCTCTGTTGTGGTTGTGTCCATGGTTCCTCCATTAGTCTACTGAGATGGTTGCGGTGAATGTGACGCTGTCCTTGATCGCGGTACGCACGATGTCCTCGAAGTCGAACTCGTTGATCGCATCGTTGACTGCCTCGCTAATCTGATTGTCGAAGTCGTGATCTTCTACTGCGCTTGTTGCGATGTCTGTGATGGCGTCCTCGCTGATGTGGTACTCGTCATCGTTGTGAGTACTGATCGCTTCGCTTACAACCTCTTCGGCTATGTCCTTCATCTTCTGATCGAAGCCGCTGTCAATAACTCGCATGGTGGTGTGGCTGAGTAGGATGTCATTGACCTGTGCGGACACAAGGTCGCGGATGTAGTTGTCGATCAGCGCCATGAGCGTGGTCATCAGCGCCGCTGTTGGCTGTGTGACTTGGGGTACTGTTGGTGTTTGAACTGTTTGTTCCATGATAAATCTCCAAAAATTAAATGAATGAAAGTAAAAGTGTGGTCAATTGACCACAATGACTGATGAGTGTTCCTTGTGTATTAGCCTCCTCTCCAATAGAACAGATCGAGAATTAAAACAATGATGGCTAGTAAGACCACCGCCCTTTCAAATTTCTGCCACAGCGTATGCATTGCGTATCTCCGTTAAGTGGTATTTGTAGATGTTGTGTCCCATGAGCGTGAAGCTCTCGCCATAGGTGCGTAGTAGGTAGCTGAGACTACCCGCCGTGAACTCGGAGGATGTGAACCCTTTCAAGTCGTATGCCGCAAAGCACATCAGGAAGTCGAGCAGTTGATAGTCGTCCTCTTTGATAGGCTTGATGCGTGGTGGCCTGAACTTGATGTACTTGGGTTTGAATATGAACGGGTTGTCCATACCATACTCAACCCAACTCTTTTTAGTTGGCTTAGTTATCACCATTTCTTTCTCCTTCAGTTATGCCCATCTCTGGGCGGTACGTTATCAGCAAGGGTATCTTGCTGTGTTTATATACAGGCGGTAGCACCGCCCACATATCTCTGACCCGAGTGAATACTGCGGGGCTTATGTAGTCCGCCCACCTTGCGCTAGCAGGTCGGCGTGGTCGTAGTGTGTATTCCATATCAGCGTGGGTTTTCTCGTGTTTTAGTAGTCCCATGTACTCGTGATAGAACGTGGCCTTGTCTACGTAACCATTGCGCCTTGCATACATCCATGCGTTACGGGCGCTGACGATCTCCCACTTGATGGGCGCAAGCACATCGGCTAACTCTGCCTTCCACACTTTGAGCCATCGCCTGCGTGATGCGATAGCTTGCTTGTTGTGCTCATCTTGAGCTTGCTTTTCTCTGAGGTGCTTGGCCATGAGTGCGTTCATGTCGCCTGTTTGAACCCTGTTGTGTATCTCCTTGGCGCTGAGCTTTGCTACTGGTTTGCGCTTGGGTCGGCAGTCTTTGCAGTTCTTGGAGGTTAACTCCATACGCACATTGCCTGCTCTGCCCCATGCTTTTGACTGTGCGTAGGTGGCAAGGTACGTGAAATCTTTGAGGGGGCGCGACTCCCCACATTTAGCGCACGTTTTGATTTGCATACTTTATCCTTACAGGTTGGGGCTAACTGGCCCACTTGGTTTTGTAACTGGCCCACCAGTCAACACAGGTGGCCCACTTGTGGATGACGAGGTCAAACGTAGTATACACGCGGGTTTGCAATCGATGTGACCACAATACCCACCATTTTTCAAGAACACTAAGACTAAGATAAAAACTTGAACAACAAGACACACCCAGCAACATACAGATATATATATCTAAATGAAAATTGTATTTATATATATAGGTATTGTGGACGTGTGTACGCTGAACGCTAGTATCCATGCGGGTTGCGGGACACCCTCGTGTGTGTCCAGTTGTGTCAAGTGGTGGGTATGTGCGAAAAAACAACACTTTTACCCTACTTCTCCACAACACGTTGTGGAGAGATTGATTGTGGTCATTTGACCACACTTAGAGGAGGCGCAGTTGCTTGGACTCACGCTTGATGGCTTCCCATTCGTCCATGCCTTCGATGATGCGTTGCTCACGTAGTTGCGCCTTGTGTTGCATGAGGGCTTTGTGGTTGCGCTTGCCTAGCTCGACCATCTCCACGTATTGTTGGCGTAGCTCTTTCATTTGAGAGAGTGCGTAGTGTTTGTTCTTAGATGATTTGCTCATGATGATTCCTTAGAAGGGGACGACTTTGCCGAGGCTGTCGTATTCGTTGATGATGCGTTCGTAGAGAACGGCGGCTTTGTTGTGGTCAGGCTCGTTCATGTACTCGCGAACAAGCTGTTGTAGTTCTTTGGTTGTCATAGTGATTCCTTAGATTGACAGTAAATGAAACAACGGGCAGACCTCGCCCGTTGTGCTCTCCGAAAAAACTGTGGTCAACTGACCACAATTAGATTGCCTTCAAGAAACGGCGTTTCTCACCTGCGCTCAGTGCGTTGAACTTCTTGAGCAAGTCAGCTACTGGGTCTGCCTTGTTGTTCGAACCACGTGAGTCAGACTTCACAGGGAAGTAGTAGCGAAGCGCATTGCGTGCATCACTCTTGCGATCACCATCGAAGGCTATGGTCTTCTCGCCACGATACACACTCTCGCGAACCTCACACTCGAAGGCATCTGCGATCTCGCCTGCTACTTCCAAGCGCACCACGAACTGTGACTCTGGTGCTAACTTGTTGTAGATAGGCCGATACTCTGCAAGGGCCTCACCAGCCTTTCGGTTGGCTGTGAGTGCGGTGCGAAGTGATGCAAGGAACTTTGCGTATTGCTTGTTCATGATTTGATTCCTAAATAAAAAAGCCTCGCAGACGGGCGAGGCAAACCGAATCGGCTAGGCAATCCCCAACCGATGCATCTAGTATACCACAAGTCGTTGCCGTATCCACTTGACAGTGGTCACTTGACCACACTTGACCCCCACCCTACCCCCACCAAGCCCTATTGAGCCGTGCCGTGGCGTCATGGTGTGAACACTGTTTCGTAACCACGATTCAATTTTTAAAAAATCCGGAATCACAATACTGTATAAAAACACAGCACCCCCGTAAAATTTTATAAAAATTTGGAAAAACCTCGAGGCAAAAAAAAACCCCCGGGCATCTGCAGACGTTCCGGGGGTAAAGATGGCAACTGAACCATCGAGGAGAAGCAAATGCTTGCGCACTCGCCGAAAAGAAGTGTACACTAGCGCCAACGAGGAAGCAACTGAAAAGGATTCCTACGCATGTTAGATCACTTGGTGCATTTTGAACCTGAGGTCACCTCTCGGGAAGGCTTTGAAAAACTGGACGACGCGGAGCCAGAAGCTTTGCTGTCTGCGCAAGTGGCCACAGAGCAGTGGTTAGCCGAGTTAGGCGTAGAAGATGACGCCTCTGTTGCGGATCAGCAACAAACACAAGCGGCAAGAAAAGCGTTCAACACGCTCACCACCAACGCAGATACTGCGGAGCAAAAGGCTTCTCTTGCTGAACTTAAGACTCCCCCTGCTGTAAGACATCTGACAGGTATGTTGGCTGCGTATGACTGGCAGTTTATTGATATGGCGCAGGAGATCCGGGGCTACACAGTGGCCAAGCTGGTTGAGGAGACTAAGTCCCCCAACGCCAACATTCGGTTAAAAGCCTTGATCGCGCTAGGTAAAGTCACGGAAGTCGGGCTGTTTACTGAGCAAATTGAGGTCAAGAAGATTGAGATGAGTGACGCTGAAGTTGAGCAGCGCATCAAAGATAAGTTGGCCAAGTTCATGGGGGTGATAGACGTGGTGGACGTTTCCGAGCGCCCAGAAGATATCCCACTTGTGCAGAATGATGGGTCAGAGAGCACAGATGAATCTTGAACAGTTCACGTCAATAAGCAAAGTGGAGCTGGAGGCTATACAAAAAGCGCTTCCGTACATGAGCTTGAACGATAAGATTGAATTGCTCGATGATTTAGAGGTGCGCGAACGTCGCGCCAGTCTGCAAGCGGCTAAGACAAACATGTTGGGCTTTGCTACATCTGTGTATCCCGGCTTTAAGATTGGCCCGCACCACAGAAAGCTGGCAAAAATCTTCACGGACGTGGTCGAGGGGCAGAAAAAGCGGGTGATTATCAACATCGCGCCTCGTATGGGCAAGTCTGAGTTCTCCTCGTACCTGTTCCCTGCGTACTTTCTGGGCAAGTATCCCAACAAGAAGATCATCATGGGCACGCACACTGCGGGTCTGTCGGAGGACTTTGGTCGGCGGGTGCGAAATTTGATTGATTCGGAGGAGTACCGTGATGTTTTCCCTCAGACGTTGGTTGCAGATGACCAAAAGGCTGCCGGTAAGTGGTCTACAAGCGCTGGCGGTCAGTATTATGCTGCTGGTGTCGGGGGCGCTCTTGCTGGTCGTGGTGCTGATTTGTTCGTTATTGATGATCCTCATTCCGAGCAGGACGTTAAAACAAATAGCAGACTGGCTTTTGACACCGCATGGTCGTGGTTCCAGACAGGCCCGCTCCAACGTTTGATGCCGGGCGGGGCGATCATAGTCATTATGACTAGATGGTCGCTCTTGGACTTGACTGGACGCTTAATTGACTACCAGTCTAAGAATCCTGAGGCGATTCCGTGGGATATTGTGGAGCTGCCTGCGATACTGAACGAGGACACAGAGGACGAGAAGTCACTTTGGCCAGAGCAGTGGCCTCTGACATCACTTAAGTCTACGAAAGCGTCGCTTGACCCGCGTTATTGGAACGCGCAGTACATGCAGCAGCCCACATCTGAGAACAGTGCCGTCATTTCGCGCAGGATGTGGCGTAGCTGGGAGAAGGACGACCCTCCAAAGTGTGAATACATCATTCAGTCGTGGGACACGGCGTTTGAGACCAAGAACAACTCTGACTATTCAGCATGCACCACATGGGGCGTGTTCTACAACGAGGAAGAGAATGACTCGCCCCAACTTATCCTGCTCGACGCGTTTAAAGACCGGATGGCTTTTCCAGAACTTAAGGCCGTGGCGCTCAAACACTGGAAAGAGTGGGAACCAGACGCGTTCATTGTGGAGAAAAAGGCAGCTGGCGCACCACTGATACAAGAACTCAGAGCCACTGGCATACCGGTGCAGGAGTTCAGCCCATCAAGGGGCAACGACAAGATGGTGCGTGTGAACGCGGTTGCAGATTTATTCAGCAGTGGTAAAGTCTGGGCACCCGACACACGCTGGGCACGGGAAGTGATTGAAGAGATGGCGGCGTTTCCCGTTGGGGAGCACGACGACTACGTAGATACGACAACACAAGCGCTATTGCGGTACAGGCAAGGTGGGTTTATTGCTCTCGACTCTGACGAGAAAGAAGACCGGCTGTACAACTATGGGCGCAAAGCGGCATACTATTAAGGAACAACATGGCAACGAATATCGACAAAGCGCTGTACCAACAACCCGTTGGCATCGACGCACTTGCAGAGCAAGAGTCCCCCATTGAAATCGAGATCGTTGATCCCGAAGAAGTCACCATTGGCATGGATGGTTTGGAGATCACAATGACTCCCGAGGATGACGATACGGAAGAAGGCTTTGCCGATAACTTGGCCGAGTACGTTTCTGCTAGCGTCTTGCAGTCACTTGCTGGAGACTTGGCAGGTGATATTGACAACGATAAAGCATCACGCAAAGAGTGGGAGAAGTCTTACGTTGAAGGTTTAAAACTTCTGGGCTTGCAGATGGAGGAGCGCACAGAACCTTGGAACGGTGCGTGCGGTGTGTTCCACCCCATGATTACAGAGGCGGTTGTTCGCTTCCAAGCCGAGACAATCACCGAGACGTTCCCTGCTCGTGGCCCTGTGCGTACAAAAATAGTTGGTAAAGATTCCCCAGAGACAAGGGAGAAAGCGGCCAACGTTGAAGAAGACATGAACTTTGAGTTGACAGAGAACATGGTGGAGTTCCGCGCTGAGCATGAGCGCATGCTGTGGTCACTTCCCGCTACCGGTTCCGCGTTTAAGAAGGTGTACTTTGATCCCAGCTTGGGACGTCAAGTCTCGATGTTTATTCCTGCAGAAGACATCATCCTTCCATACGGCGCGACAGATTTAGATACATGCCACCGCGTCACGCATGTGATGCGCAAAACAAAGAACGAGATTATCAAGCTTCAGCAGTCAGGGTTTTACCTTGACGACGTTGAGTTGTCTGACCCCACGCGTGAGCAGACAGAAATTCAGAAAGCCAAGGATAAAGAAACAGGCTTTAGCGACCTGAACGATGAGCGCTACATCTTGCTTGAGTGCCACGTTGACCTAGACCTTGAAGGCTACGAAGACGAGGACGAAGAGGGTGAGAAGACGGGCATCATGCTGCCCTATGTTGTAACCATCATCAAAGGCACGAACGATATCTTGTCTATTCGTAGAAATTGGAAAGAAGACGATGACCTCAAACTTAAGCGCCAGCACTTCGTCCACTACCAATACATCCCCGGCTTCGGAGCCTACGGTTTTGGCTTGTTCCACCTCATCGGCGGCTTTGCCAAGTCTGCAACATCTCTCATGCGCCAACTGGTGGATGCGGGCACACTGTCAAACTTACCGGGTGGACTTAAGTCCCGTGGCCTTCGGATTAAAGGTGATGACACACCGATTGCCCCCGGAGAGTGGCGAGATGTAGACATTGGTTCTGGCAACATTCGGGACAACATCCTGCCCCTGCCATACAAAGAGCCAAGCGCTACGCTATACAACTTGCTCAACAACATTGTTGAAGAAGGCCGCCGCTTCGCATCTACCTCAGACATGAAGGTCTCCGACATGAGCGCGAACGCGCCCGTGGGTACAACGCTGGCGTTGCTAGAGAGACAGCTTAAGGTGATGTCCGCTGTGCAGGCTCGTGTGCACTTTGCATTGAAGCAAGAGTTAAAACTCTTGAAGAACCTGATCCGTGACTACACTGATCCAGACTACACGTACGATCCAGAGTACGGCAACCGCAAAGCTAAACAAGCGGACTATGACTTGGTGGACGTGATCCCTGTGTCTGACCCCAATGCGGCGACGATGAGCCAGCGTGTGGTGCAGTACCAAGCTGTGATCCAGATGGCGCAGATGGCTCCGGACATTTACAACTTGCCAGAGTTGCATCGCGGGATGCTGGACGTGTTGGGTATCAAGAATGCAGAAAAACTTGTACCGATTGAGGACGATCAGAAACCGATTGATCCAGTGCAAGAGAATCAGAACGCACTCAAGGGTACACCGCTCAAGGCGTTCCTGCACCAAGACCATCAGTCACATATCCAAGTGCACATGATGATGATGCAAGACCCAACGATTCAGCAGTTCATTGGCCAGAACCCACAGGCTCCCAAGATCATGGGAGCACTTACTGCGCACATTGCAGAACACGTTGGCTACAAAATGCGCCAGCAGATCGAGCAGCAGTTGGGTATGCCCCTGCCTCCCGAAGACGAGAAGTTGCCACCACAAGTGGAGATTGCGCTCTCGGCAATGATGGCTCAAGCGGCCAATCAGGTGTTGATGCAGAACCAAGCGCAAGCTGCCCAGCAGCAAGCACAGCAACAAGCACAAGACCCAGTCTTGCAGCTTCAGATGCAGGAGTTGCAGATCAAACAAGGCGAGCTGGAGTTGAAGAAACAAAAGATGATGATCGACGCCGCCATTGCTTCCGACAAGCAGTCGTTGGAAGAAGAAAAAGTCAAAGGCAACTTGGAGCTTGACTCTCTCAAGGTTGGTGCGCAGATCAACGAGAGCAAAAGCAAACAACAGTTTGAGCAAGAGCGTGCTGGCGTGCAGCTGGGCACTGACATCGCAAAGAGTAAAGCCCAGATGGATTTACAAGCGCGAACTGCTGCGCTCTCAAACAGCAGGAACCAAGGTTCTAGAAAATGATCCAAGAATTCGCACGCGTATTGCGCGAAAAATTACGCACTGACATGAACAACTACGCCGACGATCTCGCAGGCGGTTCGTGTCGATCATTTGAAGAATATCAAAAACTCTGTGGTGTTATTTCGGGTCTAGCACTCGCAGAGCGTTATCTAATCGACCTGCTGCAGAAAGTTGAAGAATCAGATGAGTAATCTTGATTTGTCTCCCGGTGCTTTTGCACTGCCTGAAACTATCGAGCCGATGGCGGCACCCGCCCCAGAAGCTACGGACGAAGAAAAAGCACGACAACTACCCGACCCCACAGGTTGGAAGATTTTGTGCGCTGTGCCAGACGTCTCTGAAAAGATTGAAGGCACTGATTTGTACAAACCAACAGCCACTATGCGTCAAGAAGAGCACTCAACAACCGTGCTGTTTGTGATGAAGGTTGGCCCAGATGCGTATAAAGACCCCGCCAAGTTCCCCGCAGGAGCATGGTGCAAAGAAGGTGATTTTGTGCTTGTACGTACGTATTCTGGTACGCGAGTCAAGATCTATGGCAAAGAGTTCCGTCTCATCAACGACGACCAAGTTGATGCTGTTGTGCAAGACCCTCGTGGAATAACCCACGCTTGAAGGAGTAAAAATGGCTGAACCATATAAGTTCCCAGACGAAATTGAAGACAAGAACCCGCCCGAGATTGAAATTGAGGTGGAAGGCGAAGTTGACATAGAAATTGAAGACGACACGCCTGAACGTGACAGGGGCCGCAAGCCCTTGGACAAAGAAGTTCTTGATCCAACTGACGAAGAAATTGAGTCGTACTCCGACAAGGTGAAGAACCGAATCAAAGAGCTGACGCACGCCCGTCATGACGAGCGCCGAGTCAAAGAAGCCACGATGCGGGAGAAACAAGAGCTTGAGCGTCTTGCACAACATCTTGTAGAAGAAAACAAAAGACTTAAACAAAACGTATATACTGGGCAGGAAGCAGTAATTGAGGGTGCTAAACAGCGTGCCGACTCCGAACTGGACATGGCGCGTCGCAAACTCAAAGCAGCACAGGAGTCTTTTGACACGGACGCCATCATTGAAGCTCAAGAAGCGGTGATGGATGCCAAAATAAAAGTTGAACAAACAAAAAATTATCGTCCTGCCCCTTTACAGGAAGAAAATTTTGAGGTACAAACTCAACAAACCCAGCCTGCGAAGGCTGAACCGGACGAAAAAACGCTGCGCTGGCAGGCTAAAAACCAGTGGTTCGGGTCACAAGGGTTTGAAGAATACACCAGCTACGCACTAGGGCTGCATCAAAAACTAGTCACAAACGGGGTTGACCCCCGCTCTGAGGAATACTTCGAGCAGATTGATGCTCGCATGAGGTCGACGTTCCCTGATATTTTCAGTGGATCACGAGACAAAAGGTCTGGTGAGGCAGTCAAGAAGCCTTCCACGGTCGTTGCTTCTGCGTCTCGTTCTACGAGTGCAGGAAAGGTGAAGCTAACTACGACGCAAGTTGCGTTGGCTAAAAAGTATGGACTAACCCCGCAGCAGTATGCTGCTGAAGTGATGAAACTGGAGAGACAGAATGGCTGAAACACAAGACCGCACACAACGTGATTTAAAAACACGCGAAAAACAAACTCGATACGTTTACAAACCGTCGAGTGCCCTGCCCGATCCGACACCTGATCCAGATTTTGAGTTCCGCTATATTGCGACTCATGTTCTGGGACAAGCTGATCCAACCAACGTGTCTCGCAAGACTCGCGACGGCTGGGTACCGGTTAAGGCAGTAGACCATCCGGAATTGATGATTGAGGGACACCCCGTTACTGGCAACGTTGAGATTGGCGGACTTATGCTTTGCAAGATTCATAAGGGTCAGTTGGCTGCAATGGCGGAGTACTACAGCAATCAAGCTCAAAACCAGATGGACTCAGTGGACAACCACTTCATGCGAAATAATGACCCAAGGATGCCGTTGTTTTCCGACCGCAAGTCGACTTCAACACGCGGAAATGGGTTTGGTTCTGGTTCTAAATAAACATAGGAGTCTTTTATGGCTTATCCGGTTATCGACGCCCCTTACGGGCTAAAACCGATCAATTTGATCGGAGGTCAGGTATTTGCGGGTTCTACTCGTGAGTATCCGATTACAAACGGTTACTCTACAAACATTTTCTACGGCGATTACGTAGGTTTGTCTCGTGGTGAAATCGTGCGTCTGTCTGTGTCTACTGGCACAGCAGGCAATCAAACAGGTATCTTCTTGGGATGCTCGTTTACTAACCCCGTTACAAAACAAAAGCAATTCCAGCAATACTGGCCTGCATCAACTGCAGCTGGTGACGCTGTTGCGATTGTTTGTGATGATCCTGACACGGTGTTTAAAGGTGTCGTTTGTTCTGCTACTACTGCTGTTGCTTCTGGCGCTCGCGCCATGATTGGCCAAAACTTGGCCATGATTAACAACACAGGTAGCACTGCAACTGGCAACTCTAAAAATGCCATTCTTGCACCGAGCGACACTCCTGCAACCACCTCTTCCTTGCCCGTTCGCGTGCTTGGTTTGGTGACTGACACGGCTGTTACTTTAGGTACAGTAACTTATACCAGCATTTCTACCGCTACCGTAACTTGCTCGGCTTTGCCGTTCGCGTTGCCTGTTGGTACAGACGTTGGTTCGCTGGATTCAAATGGACAGTACATTTCTTCCGGTTCTTTTGTCGACACCGCCGCATCCGCCGGTGCTACATCGTTTATTTTGAATCAAGCTCCCGCTGTTGCGTTTGGTGCTAGCTCTACGCTTGTGCTCATGCAGTACCCAGAGATCTTGGTCAAAATTAACTTTGGTCAGCATCAGTACTATGCTGGCACCAGCATTGCTTAAGGAGTAATTTAAAATGGCTATTTCACGCGCACAACTACTTAAAGAACTCCTCCCGGGCCTGAACGCTTTGTTTGGTTTGGAGTACGCTCGTTACGGCGAAGAGCACAAAGAACTCTACGAAACAGAGAAATCTGAGCGTTCTTTTGAAGAAGAGACAAAACTGTCTGGTTTCTCTGCTGCACCTGTTAAGAGTGAGGGCTCTGCCATCGCTTATGACAATGCACAGGAAGCTTTCACAGCACGTTACAACCACGAGACTATTGCTCTGGGCTTCTCCATCACGGAAGAAGCTGTGGAAGATAACTTGTATGACAGCCTGTCTGCTCGTTACACCAAAGCCTTGGCTCGCGCTATGTCTTACACCAAGCAGGTTAAAGCTGCAAACGTTATCAACAATGGTTTCTCTGCCGCTTATCCCGGTGGCGACGGCGTTGCTTTGTTTAGCACTGCACACCCCTTGGTCAACGGCGCTACTAACAGCAACCGTCCATCAACAAACGCTGATTTGAACGAAACTTCTCTTGAGAATGCCGTTATTCAAATCGCCGCTTGGACTGATGAGCGCGGTCTGTTGATCGCTGCCAAGCCACGTAAGTTGATTGTTCCACCTGCACTGATGTTCGTTGCAACTCGTTTGCTTGAGACTTCTTTGCGTGTTGGCACAACCGACAACGACATTAACGCGCTCAAGAACAACGGTTCTATCCCTGAAGGCTACACCGTTAACCACTTCTTGACCGACAATAATGCTTGGTTCTTGTGTACAGATGTACCTAACGGTTTGAAGCACTTCGAACGCACTCCATTGCAAAACTCAATGGATGGGGATTTTGATACCGGCAACGTCCGTTACAAGGCCCGTGAGCGTTACAGCTTTGGCTGGTCTGACCCTCTGGGTGTCTTCGGTTCACCCGGTACATCCTGAAATTAGTACCAAAAGTACTACTAAAAGGGCCCCGAAGGGCCCTTTTTCTTTGGGTGTTGATTTTTGTTTTGGTTGTGGTATATTACCTGTGTCGTAACACAGGAGCTAACGTGGACACTACCAACTTGCCCAAGACCCGCGCCGAAGCTAAAGCTACTGGTGCCAAGTATTATTTCACTGGACAGCCTTGCAAGCACGGGCACATAGTTGCACGCAAAACCAAAGGCGCGTGTGTAGAATGTTTAAAAGTTGAGTGGGAAAAAGGCAGTAGCAACCGCGCGGAGTACTTCAAGCAGTACAACAAGTCAGATGCAGGTGGAGAAGCTAAACAGCGGTATTATGAGAAAAATAGGGCACAGGTTATTGCCCGCGCACAAGCACGTCCCACAACAGAAAAACAGGCGTACAAGAATAAGTACAAGCAAAGTAACCCTGACTTGTACAAAACACTTACCAGTTTTCGCCGTCGTCGGTTTCGTGATGCCACCCCGCCGTGGCTGACGCACAAACAAAAATCTGAAATACGCCAGCTTTATCAGATAGCCATTACCATGTCCAAGACCACTGGCGAACAATACGTGGTCGACCACATCGTGCCATTGCAATCGCATGAAGTCTGTGGCTTGCATGTCCCGTGGAACCTGCGCGTCATCACGCAAGAAGAAAATTTAAAGAAATCAAACAAACTTGTTGCGCCCAAGTAAGCGTAGTGGTATAAACAAAGTAATCCGGGATCACCGGTGCATCAAACAGTCCCGGCTGACGACATACAGATTGATGCACTTAACTTGTATGTAAGGAAACATCATGGGATTCGCATCACACCTTGGCCCTTGGCTGCTCGGCACTGTTAAAAACACTACTGGCACAACTGCTGGCTCTATTCGCAACATGGGCGCAACTACTGTTGCCCAAACTTATACGGCTCCTGCTTCTGTTATTTTGGCAAGCCCCACAGCACAACAGATGTTTGTGCTTCCTGCTGGCGCTAAGATTCTTCGCTTTGGCCTTGAAGTAAATGTTGCCTTGACTGGCGCTACTAACTGCGGCGTTACCATTGGCAGTTCTGGCACGGCTAACCTGTACATGACAACAGTCAACACGGGCACTTCAGCGGTTCAGACTTCTCCAGCTACCATCGCAGCGGCAACTTCAGGTGTTTATGACAGCATCGGCACAACAGACGCAATCATCTTTGGTACGTTTACCGCAGCCACTGCTGACGCTACTGCTGGTACGATTACTGTTACTGTTGAGTACATCGTGCGCGATTCTGATGGTGCTGCTAACCCTAGCCAAGTCTGATAGGAGCGTAAAATGCGCCCAGTCAGACTAACCGTTAGGGGAGTCGGTAACTCCAACGTCTATCCAGTAGATACCTATGTATCCCCTGCAAATTGGGGGCTTGCGTTGGTAATTACTGGAACGGTGAATGCCTATGTCCAATACACGTTTGACGATGTATTTGCTGCGGGATTTACTCCCTCTTCAGCAACATGGTTCTATCACCCGTCCACACCTTCTGGAACACCAGCAACAGCGAACTTTAACGGAAACATTGCGTATCCTTGCACAGGTGTTCGTTTAGTTTTAGACACTGGCACTACAGGTTCTGCAACATTGACCATTATCCAAGCCGGTGGCGGAGGATTATCATGACCACGTATAACCAAGACGGAACTCCAATGGGGGGTGGTGGTTCAAGCCAGCTTATGGATCTGCTCACGGTTGTTGCCAACCCCGCTGCTTATAAAGCAAAAGTAGACGCATTAGAAGCGGCGACGGCTGAGAACAAAAAGTATATTGAGTTGGTGGCTCCTGCGGATGAGATTCTAAAGTTGCGTGATACGGTTGCTCAAAATGCGGCTGATTCACAAGCAGCGTTAGAAAAAGCATCAGCAGAGGCAGCAAGCACAATAGCGGATGCTAAAGCACAGGCTACAGAACTCGTTAAGACTGCACAAGCTAAAGCGGATGCGCTGACAGCCAAAGCACAAGCCGCTGATACTGAAGCACAAGCAAAACTTGCAGATGCCCAAAAAGCAATGGCTGGTGCAGCCGCACTCCAAAAAAGTGCAAACGATCAGATGACTGAGTATGCGTCTAAACTGCAAGCACTTGAAAAAGCGAAGGCAGAACTAGATACGGCTAATGCAGACATTGCAGTAATCAAAGCAGATTTATTGGCTAAACACCAAGCATTTATAGCGAGTTTGTAAATGTCTATTGCCCCACACACGGGTATAGTAGATTTTGGAACCTTTACCGCTCCCACAGCGTCAACTGACGGGATACAAGGTGAGGTTCCACAGCCTTTAGCTGGGCAAGAGGGCTATGTTCTGACTGGAACCGGTTGGGCATCGGCTGGCTCTGTCGGCCTTGTTGGATACCAAGGGACTTGGAACGCATCTACAAATACGCCTACATTAACTAGCAGTGTAGGTGTGCAGGGGTATTACTACGTCGTCGACGTAGCAGGCACAACCAATCTGAACGGCATTACCGACTGGCAGGTTGGTGACTGGGCTATCTTTAATGGCTCTATCTGGCAGAAGGTAGACAACACCGATTCATACGATCCAGCCAATGTAGCCATCACAGGCGGCACAATCAACGGCACAACAGTTGGAGCAACAACCCCTGCGGCTGGTACGTTTACTACGCTTACTGCTACTGGACAGACGCGCCTAAGCACAACTTCTGGGTCGACTTCTGTTGGAGATACATCCACAGCAGGAAAATTTGGTGTCAAACTTGATACTGGATATACTCTTGGCAGTGGTTGGGATTCCAAAACAGCAATTTTCGGAAACATCAACACTGCTTCTGGTGCCGGTTCTGGCGCACTTGGTTTCGCTTTTGATACATCAAGTGGGGCAACAATTACAGCAATTTCACCTGGAGTTAGTTGGTATCCAATTAGGTACGCAGCAAGCGTACATCAGTTCAGTAATCAAGGCGTTGAACAAGCCCGTGTTTCCCACACCGCATCAGCAGTCAATTACCATCAACTAACAGGTTCTGCTACAGGCTCTGGCCCTATTCATTCTGTTGCTGGCTCAGACACCAACATTGACATAAACCTGACTACCAAGGGTACTGGTAATGTCAATTTAAACTCTGGCAATGGTACGCAATTTAGGGTTGGCGACACTTTTGCGGGCGGTACTGCAACAAACTTTTATAAAGCGCAAGGTACTGCTGGTGGTGGCGTTGTTCTTGTTGCAGATGGTGCTTCAACAAACATCCCATCATATTTAGCCTCAAAAGGCATAAGCCCTGTAATTTTTACAACAGGAGGTGTTGGTGTTGAACAACTCCGAGTAGCCCACACAGCCTCTGCTGTTAACTATGTACAAGTAACGGGGGCGGCTACTGGTGCAAGACCTACGCTTTCTGCTCAAGGTAGTGATAGTTCTATTGGATTAACTTATGTCGCAAAAGGTACTGGTTCAACCAGTCGCCATGCTTTTCAAACAGGTTCTGGAACACAATTTCTTGTTGTAGATAGTGGTGTTGGCACAGTCAATACATTACAAGTTTATGGCTCTGCTTCTGGTTCTGCCCCTGTTCTATCATCTCAAGGCTCAGACACCAACATCCCATTAGTCCTACAACCCAAAGGTACTGGTGCGCTACAGGCTCAACAAACAGATTCCACAGCAACAGGGGGTAATGCCCGTGGTGCTAATGCCGTTGATTGGCAGACTACAAGAAGTGCGGCAACACAAGTAGCCAGTGGCTTAGGTTCAGTTATTTGTGGCGGTGAAGAAAGAAATACGGCAAGTGGACAACAATCATTTGTTGGTACAGGTTACAACAACAATTCTTCGACTTATGGCGCAACCATTGTTTCTGGCGTTAACAATTCAAACGCAGGTCTTGCGGCTTTTATTGGTGCAGGTAGTTCACACACCATTGGCTCTAATGGCGCATACAGCGTATTAGTAGGCGGAAACACAAACACTTCAAGCGGTAGATACAATTTTATTGGTGGCGGTACGCTAAATTCTGGAACAAGTGGTTCTGCGGTGACTTCTCAAGCAACTACAGCCGTAACCAGTGGAAGTACCGCAGTAACACTATCAGCATCTAATGGTTCTATCAAAGTTGGTCAGTTGATAAACGGCACAGGCATGAGCGAAAATACTTATGTAGCCGCAATATCAGGAACATCTTTAACCTTATCTCAAAACGCAACAGCAACTGGAACTCCAACTCTTACTTTTCTCACACCACACGGAGTAGTTGTAGGCGGTGGCAACAATCAGGCAACTGGAAGTTACAGTTTCATCGGGGGCGGTGGCGATGCTGGTACTGCGGCTAATCGTAATGTGGCTAGTGGGGATTGGTCGTTTGTTGGTGGTGGCAGACAAAATACTGCTAGTGGTGTTGCGTCTTTTATAGGTGGTGGTGGAACTGTTGCTGCCGGTGCTGCTGGAAGCACTGCATCAGGCGATTTAAGTTTTATTGGTGGTGGAAGGCAAAATAATGCGACAGGAACAGAATCGTGCATTATTGCTGGCGTTGCCAATATAGCTAGTGGCAATGTTTCAACTGTATTGGGTGGTCGTTTAGCAACAACAAGAGGAATTATTGGCAATGTTGTTGGCTCTGCTTCGGAATCTCCTATAGGTGGAAGCGCAGGTAATTCACAATTTGGCATTTTAGTTTTAGGAAAAGAAACAACTAACGCAACCGCCACAGTCCTAACATCTAATGGCGGTTCTGGTAGTACAAACAACCAAGTAATCCTACCCAACAACTCTGCTTACTATTTCAAAGGCTCTGTCATTGCTAACGTAACAGGTGCGGCTAATGGTGCTTCTTGGTCTTTTGAAGGTGCAATCATGCGAGGTGCTAATGCGGCATCGACTGTGCTGATTGGAACACCCGCAATTAACC